AGAAGAACTTACCTCCGGCGATTTCTACTGGTTTGTTCTCACTGGCTGGGGTGGATATTTCCAAGAGAGCCGGGATACCTGAGATTTTTCCAAACGATCTTAGAGGTTGGAGTGGGCCGGTTATTGGAAGGTTTGCCACCACTATAGCAGACGTGGCTAATGGCGAGTATGGAGAAGCTGTGCTGGATATGTTGCCTAATTCTATTAGGAATGTTATAGCGGTTACAAGAGGGTGGGAGAAGGGCAAGGTTATGGGTAGGATGGATAAACCTTCCTATGAGTTATCTCCTAAGGATCGAGTGTTGCATGGTATTGGGATTACTCCAACTAAGGAAGCTGCTGAGAGTAGGTTGTATCAGAGAAATGTTAATAAGGAAGCTTATCGAGAAGGTGAGCTTGGACGGCTTACTAGACGTATTGCTGGTGGTAATGCCAGTGCTGCAGATTATCAGAAGTTTGCCGAACTCGGCGGCAAGAGCAAGCGCATCCGCAATGAGCAAAGACGGCAAAATGAGACCTTGGTGGAAAGGCAGTATAAACATTTGCCTAAGGTCCTTCGTCGGGAACAACCGGCTTCTTAGAAATCAGTTTTTGCTTTAGGCGCCAGACCGTGGAACGACTCACTCCGTGCTTTAGAGCGGTCTGGCCCAAAGTATTCTTTTTTAATTCTGTCAATGTGATAGAGAGCTTCGCTAACTGATGTGGCATCTTTGATATACCATAACATGCGATCAATTTTTTTACGATGTAGGGAGTCAGATCCAATATATCTGAACATTTCTCTAAGCTCAGTGATTTCTTTTGATATAACTCTGTCAAGCATTCCTTCATCGTCTCGTGTCCCAGACTCTTTGCGATATGGTCTAAGTTTTTCTGTGTGAGCATCTCGTTCCTCCTCGACTTGTTTTCATGACTCCTCCAATTTTACTAATTTATAAAATTGTTTTTTCTCATTTCTAAAAGGTGCCACCAAACCGGCCTCTTCAAGAGTCCTAAGGCACATATCTAACTCCGCGCCGTTCATGTGACGGTAGACCTTGCGACAGATAAAACTTCTCCCACACATGCCACCGGCTTGGGAGATTATATTCAACACAAGCTGGGTCATCTTACCACGCTCTGATGTGTCGATCATTTTTAGAATATCTCCACAATTCTGTGCGGCGATTTCTATGATGTTGAATGCACGTTGGAGATGGTCCTCGGTTATGCTCATTCCACAATGTTCGGCTGCGCTAAGGATCATGGCTATCTTCTTGAGGTGATCTGGCTGCCGTTCAATAGACATTACAGTATTGCCTGCTGCTACGACCTCATGGTGCCGCTTGTAGTATTCTTCATACCATTTATCGGCTTCATCGGTTAGTTTAAACTCACCAACACATTCGTTATAGATTCTACCCAGCTGGATCACTAACAGTTCGCGTATGGTAGGGTCTGTTTTTACTGCCTTAGCTACGATACGGGAGGTAGAGTCTTTTTGAACCAAGCATAAACGAGACATGAAACCGCCGCCTCTAGCAGATGATGGTATAGCTCGGTCGATTTCGCTTGGGGTGGTTGCACCTAGGAGGGAGACACAAACTTCCTTGAGTTTCTCTGTACCACGGGAGATGGTATCTATTTCGAGTACCTTTGAACAATCATACAGACGGGTGAGGAACATGATTAGGCCGGAGTTGTATTGCTCAGAGCCTAGGAATACCGTTAATTCAGGTGCTAGAATTATTCCTTCAGCACGAGCTTCTATTTTCAAGCCGCCGGATTCTTTGTGGATTTCCATAGGTTTGGATAAGCGTTTGGCTAGAGCTTCTGGTGTGCACTTCTCACTAATAATTCGGCATTCTGGGACAGCTTCGCGTAGGATGTCTGCGCCGATGTTTATAGCAGTAGTTTTTTTGCCGATGCCGGGAGGGGAGATAAGTATGGTATAGAGGTTTGGATAGAACTTATGATAGACATTATCTATCCAAGCCCTCCGGCGTATGGCCGCGCCTATGATGGTTAGACCAACCCAGACATGAAAATCCTCAGGTGCTTCATGGCCTGAGGTATAGTCTAGATAGTCCTTTAACCAGCCAGGCTTTAGACTTTTGTGTAAAGTCTCGGCTCCAAAGGCTAGGCTAGGGTTCATAAGAAGCATGTTGAATTGGGCCGGACCAATCCTTAGCTTCGTACAAACCCGATTGCGAAGTTCTACAGACTCACCGACCTCAGTCCACCATTTACGGATGAAGTTGAAAACTTCCTGTCTTACAGAGGCCGGAGCTGAGTCATCTATAGAGTCGATTATGGCATAGACTTCATTAAGGCGTTCGTCTGATGATATAGCCATCTCGTTCTATGGACCTTTCGATTATTACAGAACCTTTGATGCGTTTGATAGAGTACATTGGAATGAATAGACTTTTGCGCCTTGTACGTCCCAGTGCTTCTATGCTTCTATCAGACTCAAGATGGAAGTCTCCTTCTAGAAGAGAATTAAAAAGATCATGATAACCTTTCTCCCGCAGAAAAATTATAGGAACCAGTTCCTTTAGAAAAAATTCAAGGGTCGTCACGTCTTTAGTATCTAATACTATACCTCTAGCCTCTAATAGAGTGAATAGAACATTACTAAGGTCTAGTTCAGCTTTAGTTCTTTCATCTGCCCCCATCTCTTCCCCCATTTCGCTTCCACTGGAAACTTTACTACCTGGTCGAATATGGTAACTGGTACTTCCATATAACCCTTCATCTTCCATGCTTCCTCCTCAACGAGATCCTCTCGTACTTCAAGTAATAACGAATCATGTACTTGGCATATGATACGTGTGTCAGGGTGGAACTTGTCTCGGTTCAAGTAGGCTCTCACTGTGGCCCGGTTCATTATCCCGCTAGCAGTGGTTTGGGTTGGGCTGCTGTAGGCTACTTGGCGTCTACGTCCTGGAGGTTCAAACAAAGTGCGAGGTACGCCGAAGCCGTCATATAGTAGACCAGTACGCTCTGCATCGGCCCAACATTTATTATGCCAGGCCATGATCTCAGGAACGTCATCGTCCATAGCTTTAAGCATGGGAGCTATTTCTTCTTCTGCATGCCACTCATGGGTATCTTCAAGCATCTTGAGGCAGACGGTCCGCACGCTGGCTCCATACCCACGCGAATAACGAAGTCGCTTGGCGAAATCGTATTCTGTTGGGAAGTCTTTTTTATTAGTGATAGGTTTATTAAAAATGAGCCTTGCTCGGTAGAGATGGGTATTTTCACCGTTCTGAAACATGTTAATGAGCTTAGTACATCTTGAAGCGTAAGCGGGGATACGGTCCTCAAGTGCTGAGTAATCGAGTTCAAGAAGCACATAGCCTGGGGGTGCCATGTATATGTCTTTGACATTTATTCCTTGTACCTCTCCCCTGGGCTGATTCTGCAAGTCGGGTTCTTTGCTTGACAGACGCCAGGTTAATGTGCCATAGGTTCGTAGGCTACTGCGCAGTCGGTGGTCAGGCCAGACTTTGGGTTTTAGGTAGGTACCTATTACCTTGGTCATCTCCCGGTGTTCTATGATACCTTCAACAATTGGTTTGGTTGGGTGTTTGATGATGGTGTTTAGGAGAGTGATGGCGTTGGAGTCGTCAACTGGGATGCCAAGGTCTTGTTTGAATACCTCGATTACTTGTTTAGGAGATGCCGGGTTGAAGTCGTAGCCGAAGCATCTAGTGAGGGTTTCTCGGTGCTGCGCGCGTTGAGCTTCTGCTTTGGCTATAAGCTCTGAACACTTATTGAGATCAACCAGGATACCAGCCATCTGGATATCCATAACCGCCCATTGAAGATGTTGGACTACTTCGTCATAGTAGGGCATGGTTATTTCCAGCACTCGCGCTTGACTGATTGCCACACCAGAAAGCGTTCTCGTGTGACAGGCGAGAGCCATTCAACTGATAGTCCACTATCATGTGGGTCGAGGAACGGGTCCATGATTCGCATAGCGTTTTCCATCTTGCCGAGACACGCCACGTCTAGATCCGTCACACCAATAGAGGGCAGCGTCCCAAGCTCCGTGACTCGTACCCCGGCTCGTTTATTCTGCTCCAGTTGTTCCTTCACCTCCACAATTTTGAGTGGAATTTCTGTCAGCGTCATGGTGAGCGTATCAAGTCGATAGAGCGTTACACTAGGTACGGAGGACTTTAACTGCTCAGGATAGCCATATCGGTGTTGTGCGTACACCGTCCACGCGGCCTCCTCCTCTGACTCCGCAATGGCGCAGGTTCGACTCGCGGCTTCAAGATGGCCAAGGCTGAAGGTCGTAAAGTTCACGATGCATAGTAATAACAAGCTCGTCATGCCAACCCTCCTTCTATCATCTCTCTAGTTATATGCACATCTGCTATGTATGTAGTGATGCAATCCCGGCAGTTGTAAGTCCACATGATCTCATCAGGCGCCCACATCATGCCGCCTGCACCTTTAACCATTAGCTTGTAGTGTGGGATATCTGTATAGATACTACCTAGAAAAGCCAACGAGTGAGGCAACTCAGTTGCTATATTGTGGTGTCGTATAAGAGTATCGTGAGCCCGAGAATTACCAAGACTATTAGTTCGGCGGAATCTAACACCCAATTCCAAGAGCTTGGGAATATCGAATGTGAAAATATTCTGACCAACACAGTCAATGTCAGAATCAAATAGCTCGCACATAAGACGCCAAACTTCTTCCTCTTGGGCAGGGGACTTCCAGTATACATGGCCACCTCGTGTTAGTAGTGGGATGCAGATTGCATCTGATTCAGACCAAGCAAAACCTATGCACATGATGTTGAGGGTCTCGCGTTCGCCAATTGTTTCGAGGTCGAATGTGAAGCGCAACCTGCCGCGTTTTATTTTATCTAGAGCTTCTTCGACTTGATCTATTGTTGGGCGTATTATGAAACGTTCTTCTGGGTGTGGTCTGGATTTGCCGAGCGCGGCGTCTTTTATTTTTAGAAGGTCTGCAATAGTGATAGCCCAATAATGAGGATTACCACGAGCAACAAAACTAGGATGTACAATAGGAATGACCACTCTTTCTGGCTGGTGGAAAGTGTACCCTCTAGAAGCCACAATGCCAGTGTGAGTACCAGGGGCAATAAAGCGAAGGGCAATATCACCCACGGGTACAACCACTCTAGGTTTGACATAAGCTAGCTCCTTGTTTAGATATCGCATGGTACAGTGGTCTATTTCGGTGGGTGTAGGAGTGCGGTTGCCTGGCGGTCGGCACTTAACTACGTTGGTTATGTAACGCATACCTTCGGTGATACCGGCTTGATGGAGCATCATACGAAGCATTTTGCCTGTGCCACCTACGAAGGGTCGGCCTTCGTTTACTTCTTGTTCACCCAAAGCTTCGCCAATAAACATGATAGGGGCTGTGGTGGGGCCTTCACCCATAGCAAAGCCGGTGTTTACAACTGAGGATGGGCAGCCGACGCAATCTTTTATGGGCACGGGTTTCTCCTCTGTTCCTGTCTATACATTTCCTGCTGTTGACGTAGTTGTTCCATCTCTTGCCGCTGTTGCTGGAGTTGGAAGCGTGTGGTTGGGTTGTCTTGGAACTCAAATGCCTTAGTGTTGCACACGGCGAAGAAGGCAGAACCAAAAGCTAGGCCGATGCTAAAACTTATTATGATTAGGATAGTGGTGTTCATTTTGGCCTCCTCATTACGATGATATCCCCAAGCACTGGCAAGAAGAACTTTCCCTTCTTTGCAGATTCAACATCAAACGCGGTGTGGAGGGTGGTGGGGTAGGTTACAGCTATGCGAGACCAAGGGAGCATAGCATTAAGTTGAAGTTCATGGTAGGCAAACACAGGCCAATCAATGTACCCATCACCAAAAGATTCTGGTAAGCGGAAGTATTGCCCCATGTTTAGTACCGTTACAAAGCCGCCGGGTTTCACAGTATGTGCGGCATCTGCTAGTAATTTTCGGTACCAGTTTTTGAAATCTCCTAATGACAAATCACTGCTTGACTTGTCACTATAACCCTCCTTCATCATGTTCCAATAGGGCGGGTCCATGAATATCAATTGGCATCCTTTGGCGGCGTCGGGGAATCCTTTAGAGATGTCCCACTGCTGGATATCGGGTCGCTTTGGCACAACGTCATAACCCAACGCCTCACGACCCAGAAAGGCAGCAGCGTCCAGAGTACTACCACCCCCAGCCATAGGATCCACCACAAGATCCCCAGGCTCAGAATAGTAATAGATAATATTAGCAGATATTTGACCTGGGATTCTTCCTGGATGCGGGATTCCAAATCTCGGATCGTTTTCAGAGAATTGCCAAGAGTTATAAAAACGTATGAACTCAGGGATAGCTTCTTTGTCGTCGTCATCTTCACCCTCACTCGGCATAATAGCGCGCAGAGATTTGAATGCGGCGTCTACTGATAGATCACCCTTATCAATACGTGCCATCTTCTCAGCGGCGTTAGCGTTAGTCTTGGCTGCTTCGTAGACTTTCTTTAGCTTACTAAAGGTACGCGCGCCCATTCCAATGGCACCCGCTACAACCTCACGAGTTTCGATTTTGGTTTCTACTGGAGTGTCTCTGTCTAGGCCGGCACGAGCTTGGTTGGCTAGGGCTTTCTCCCTTACTACAGCCTCAATCAACTCAGCTTCGCGCATCAGTTCGCTAGAGGTTTTGTGCCGGTAGCGATTGTTCTCGACTATTAGGAGTCGATCATCACCGCCTTCTACCACGATGCACGGGAGCTTTTCCAATTCCAAGCTTCGCGCTACGCAGAGCCGACGATGGCCGCTTAGGATCGTCCCGTCGGGGCGTATTTGTAAGGGTTGCAAAACTCCGTGGTCTTTCATTGAAGCCAGTAGTTGTAGGAACTGGTCCGACTCCTCGGTCATGCTCTCGTAGAGTGTGGTGTTCAATGGGTGGGGTTTTAGGCGCGTGATTGGTAGGTGCACAATATTCTGTGTCGCTTCCATTTTTTGTGATCTCCTTGATTAGATTTCTTTCTATTAATCTTGCATAACCTTGAATATCAAACCAATGATCTGCGTGATATGGGGAACCAATCATTATGCGAGATATTTTTGTTAGAATCATATCTAAGGCATGTCGTTGGTTGTAGTCTAATCTGTGCCATGTTGGTTGGACGTGGATTAATTCTTTTAGGGTCTCTGCTAGTAGTGCTTGTGAGTCATAATTTCCGTGTACACTGTTACGTTCGGAAAGAGTTTCATCTATTGAGTCAGACATTTTTTATGATCTCCTTTATGTTGTAGTAAACTGGGATGCGTAGTTGTTGTGCTAGTAGCACCTCTCGGTCCGCGCCGGGAGACTCTCCAGGTAAACGTAGCAAAGCATTACAGTGCCGAAGCCAGGCTAGGTCGTAGTCGATCCATTCCTCATAAGGAGATGGACATACTAGGTCCCACAACAAGCTTAGGTGTGGTACGAATGGTAGGTAGCCTGCTTTCCGCAAAGCCTCGGCTGCCATAATAGCGTTGCGAGTGCCATCTACCATGTGCTTGCTGTAGGGGCCAGAGATGTAGATCTTGGTGGTCATAGTTCACCTTTGCTTCTAAGCACACGTACCAAGTCAATTGGATCGGCGCTGTCGCCGACTACTACAGGATCACCCACTCTAGCTTCAACCATATCAAATGGGCCGATGCCAAGGAACCGCATGTTTAGTTTAACAAACTGTTCGTAGGGGAGACTATAGATTAAACATATAGACATGATAGTCTCACCGCGTTTGACTTTATGCAGAATAGCTGCCATAGATTTCCTCGCTAGCTTCCGGCAAAATTGCCCAAAGCTGGTTTATTTAGATGTGCTGACCCACACCGTCTCCCTTGGTTTTCCACTTACGATTTCGGTTTATGGTCATTTTTTGATCTACAGCGTCATGGAGATCAAAGCCTGATTCTTGACAAAACTGATACAGAATAATTAAACAATCTGCACATTCATCTTTGAGATATTCAGGATCCCTGCAGTCGGAAAATCTTTCACTAAGCTCCGTTATTTCGGACATGAATCTATCAAAGATAATATCCGTTGTTATAGGTTGACCAAAGGTCTTGATAGCCCATTCACTTATCGATTTTTGAGTTTCCATTTGACTCCTTGTGCCAATACTCGTTTATGGCTGCGCCTCCGTGGGTGGGGTGAGCGGACCGGCCCACTGGCCGTACATCACCCATTCACTTTTGTCTCTACAGTATATTGTTGATGGCACGCCTTCAGGAAAAACGTCTACCCTGCGTATCCATCCGCCAGTGTTCTTGTTCGTGCGCCACCAGTACTGCCCTGGCACCGTTGGCTTCTCGGTCGTCCAGTGGAGCTGGAGGGCGGCGAGCTGCTGCTTCAACGCCTCAATCGTGCCCTCGACATCGTAGGCGGCCCGTTCACTGGCAGCCAGCTTCGCCGTGAGGTCGGCTACTTGCTGGCGCAAGGCGGCGTCGGTGTCGATAAGTTGCGCAGCTCGCACCCCGTCCACCTTATCGTTGACGAGGCCCATAATAAAATTCTCAACCTCGTCTCGCGTCAACATCCTCGTCCTTCCTCTTCCTCGCCCGATTCGCAACGGGTCATGTTGGTAATCTCACTCATCGCATCACCGTGCCTTTCAGGGGTGGGGGCCCATTACAGACCCCCACCAGACCTTTCTATGCTTTCAAGAAGTAATCAACAACATTACGAGTCTTAGGCTGACCGTGCTTGTCGGTGTAAGGCTCTTGTGCAATTGCCAACTTCAGTGAAGCATTAACGAAGTCGGCTGTGTCTGGGTTCTCCATAGGAGCACCAGTAGCCTCACACAGTTCCTTGATCTTGAAGTGCTCCCAGCCTGTTTTTTCACTCCTGTAAATGATGTGTGTTATGGTACGCGGCACGCCTGGTGCAAGCTCAGTACCGCTATCGGTGAGAGTGAACTCAATCTCAATGCCAGGAGTTTTCTTCTGGCTTGATACGATAAACTTGGGCTCTTTCAGAATGATAGCACTGTAGGTGCCGCCTGGAAGAGTCTCAATTTCCTTGACGTTGTTTAGGTTTGCATCTATTTTCATGACTTCTCCTTGGTTGTTGTTGTTGGTGCGCTTGCGGCTGCTGCTCTAGCTGCTGTTAGCTTGTTCCCGAACTTGACGGCCATTTTTACAAAGTCTGGTTCCTCGAATGCTTCTAGAGAAGCAGTCTTGTCTCCGGCTGGCCACAATGGATCTGACGCACATTGAATTTTGTATTCTGGTACACCTCCTGATTTAGTGGTTGTAATAAAGTGAAGGAATAAGTTGAACATTGGTGGGATTTCATCTGGTAAGAACTTACCAGGTATGAGAATCCTTCCAACAGTTCGACCATAGATCTCATCCTTCTCCAACTGTTGGTGTGCCGTGACGTAGATAGGACATGGGAGATCTACTATCTCCTTAAGCCGCTTCTTTACACGGTCGGCTGCTAGGCCCCAATCCTGAATACGTGCACCATCAGTGTCGGCTCGACCTGCTAAGGTTAACAAGGTCTCTATCGTAGTCTTGTGCATTACGTTGACGTTCTCGACACAGATCAAATCATATGGGAACGGTTTGCCGCCTTCTCGAGACGCTTCAGCCGAGGCTTTGCGTAGCTCGATGATCTTTCTAACCAGGAGATCGTAACCATTTGATACGTCGTACTGGTCGTATTCAACATCTCCCATGCCCGGTGCTAGGATAATAGGAGTTAGATTATCCTGAGGATCGAAGTTAAAAATGTAACACGGTCCTTTGTAGACCTTCCGCAGGGTCGTAATGAACCGCGTCTTGCCGCACATGCTTGGGCCGTAGCCTAAGATGTTTGGCTTGTGACGTTCTGCTAAGAGATCACTTACCTTTGGCATTTGGTATCTCACCTCCTTTCAATACTGGATTAAAGTGTGCCATTGTCGCACGCATCCCTTCTTCTAAACCATTCAAGTATAGATGTTTTGCCTGTAGCATTACAATCTCCCGTTCGGCGCTACTAAGGATAATACCGGCCGCCCTGATTGTGTAGTCTACCATCCTATTGGCGGCTTCTGCTGAGAGTTGGTCAATTTGTTCTTTGGTCATCTCTCACTCCTTGCTTTATAAAAAGTCTTAGCCATTGAATCATCGTGGTAGACACATAACCGGCGGAACTCGCAATCTCCCCAAACTTGTACGCATTGGGAGCCAGACTTAGGCCAGAACTCCTCCTTTTGGCATACCTCGATATTACGCCGTTCGATCTGGATGGTTTTAGGGAATTCTTCTTCTAGTTCACCAGGACCGTAGAGGATTGGCTCTCGCTCCAACTCAACCGTCATGGCTTTGTCTTTTTTGAAACGGATGCCATTGATGAGGATTCCAACTGGTCTACCAAGTTCTTCTGACTTGGCTTTTGCATAACCTGCTAGACTCAAGTCAAAACGGAACTTTTTAAAGAACTGATCCAGCCGAAGGCTTGTTGTTTTGTGATCCACAACAAAGTACTCATCATGCCACTTGGCAAATAAATCTATAATACCTGTGTGGACCAGGTTGCCGATGGGTAGGTTGAAAGGTTTCTCAGCCTCTATGGGTACTAAGTCCTCCAATTCGTACTTTTGAAAGTACTGGTCAATAGCGGAGATGATCTCATCTTTGAGTAATGGTACAACTTCAGGTGGGAGGTCAAACTTCTCCACTTGATCCAAGGCGACCTTGATGCTATCCACGATCAACGGACCGCGTGGTTGGTCTGGTGTGTTGATAAGACCTTGATAATAGTGTTGCAAGGCCAGGTGGATTAGGCTGCCTTTAGCCGGTGCAACCTTATCCTCGATTGGAACTAATCCATTACCTCCATCAGGATGCGGCGCATCATATGCGAGGTAATACTTTCGTTTACAGGTCTGAAAGGTGGTAATGCGAGATCCACCCCAATCAGATCCTTTTATGATTGCCATTTGGAACCTCTTTCTCGTGTGTAGTAAACCGTCGCTTACACTCTAGACACTTTCGTCGGCGCCTTATTGATCCATCGGCCCGCTCGCGAGAGTCGGTTACTGTGGATTTTCCTTTACATACTGCGCAGGTCATGCCGAACCTTCCTGAGGATGGACTTGAACTTGTAGATCAAGTGGATTACCCTGCACAGCACCTAAGCTCCCATCCTCGTTATAACTTACGTAGTCTTTGCATCCACTACATCTGATGGACGCAAGGGTTTGTCCTGGATGCCAGCTGGCTCTAATAACCCCTCCGCAGGAGTGTCTGAGCCTGCCGTGCATGAGGTCGTCGAAGTTGATAAGGTGGATATTCTCGTTATCAGACATTCTAGGACCTCCTTCATCTCACACCATTCAAAGTGTTCGTAGGTTTTTAGATGGACCTTCAAACGCCACCAAAGCCAGTAGGCTTCGTATTTGCTCAAGCTAAGCTGAATGAAAGGTTGTTTGTCCTCAGGAGACCATCCTGTGTGACCTTCCATTAAACCCCACGGGCCATAGCCAGGTTCGTGCTTGATGGAGCTATGGGATTCTTGCTTTAGCTCATCTAGAATACTGTCAAGATCAAGGCCTTCGGTCACTTTTTATCGCCTATCATAATGGTGATTTCTTCAGGCGCATTTGCCGCCTTGTTAATGTATACAGACGTAATGTGTGCGTCTGATTTTACAGACTCAAACACATCAAACCGTTTGGTGGACTTACTTTTTTTCATGTGGATCATGAGATCTTCCATGTTGTGCTCCTTTATATGTTATATGTAGCTTGCGGCAAATTTGCCGATAGCAAGAAAGCTGGTAGAACGTGGGTCAACTATGGCAGTAAGCGCATGCCAACCCACGTTCCCCATAGCTTGGTTATGCCTTCGGCTTTGCCGAGACGACATTAAACCGGCCCAAGAAGATACCCTGGACGAGCTTCTTCACGTCAACAGGATCGAGCTTCTTGCCGAACTTCGATTCCATCTCGTCCCACTCTGTAATCTTGAACGAGACATAACGAACATCGGACTTGCCTTTGGCTTTCTTATCCGCACTTACTTCAGCCAAAACATCCATTAAACCCATGGAAATCACCTCCTTTCTACCTAACGGTGCTGGATTTTTGTGATAGTGATAAGTGAGGATTTAAGCCCTAACACTTACCCAAGCTATACCATCTTGCGGCATGGTTACTCTCAAGCGCCTATCACCCCCCAGACTCGTCGGCTTGTTGTATGAGACTGGAGAAAGTGTCCTCAACATCCCGTTCAGGTTCCTTGGGAGCTGAGGCTTTCTTTCCACTTCGCTGCGGCTTATAATCGCGCAGGTCTCCTATCGAAGCTCGACGAGTTCGGAGAAGTTCGATTGAGTTTTTTATCTCTGTTTCATTCATTTGCCACCTTTTGTTCGTAACTGTAACCTAATTATTCTCTCAACAGCCTCCTGGCTAGTTGTATAACAAGCCGCAATCTGGGCCATGCTTACGCCATCTAGCCAGAGTTTTAAGATAGCTTTTTGTGTGGTGTCTGAGAATCTCATTTTTCCTCCATTACCTTCCTACCTTCAATACTTGTAGCCTGATAAGCAATCTGAAACACCACCTTAGCTAGCAAGGCACTAAATATGTCGGTCATGGTTTTATCATCTCGCAAGGCCATAGCTTTGCCGCCAGATAGTTTGGCGATGGTCTTGAATGACTCTATAGTGCGTTCGTTATCATCCACGTACAAAGCATATACAGGACATTTTTGAGCGCCGAGTATCTTAGCTTCCTCAAACCCGGTGCTGTTGTCACGACCAGGAGCATCTCCAATTAATATCACAAGCGAGGAGCCTGATTGCATGGCAGGAGCTAGGCCGTAGCCAATTGACTCAGGAAAGTCTCCCCCGCCGTTAGACTTGATGGTAGAGATGTAGTCTTTTAAGTATTCAGTATCATTAGACCACACACTTTCCTCCATCGGCACCCTATCACAGGTATGGTCTCTATACGCAACCACTTTGACTTGGAATGGTATATGAGTTCGCGAAGAGATCTCATCAACCGCCTGTTTAAGTGCTTTTTGTGCGGCAGACCACCAAGGATCCATACTACTTGTTGCATCACATACAAGTAAGAATCGTTTACGTTGAGCTTGGGCCGCCTCGGCAGCTACGGCCAAATGATCGAAGTCATCAAAACCATCACTGATGCCGAGGTCTTCTACGTCTGATTGAGTTAGAGATTTATCCATGATTAACTCCTATTTAAGCCTAACACGCAGCCGAACAGACCGCGTGTAGTCTGAGTGTGATAGATCCTCGGTTAGTTCGTAGCTTTTCCTTGTGTATTCAAGCTCATCGTGTTCTAGCTTGACATCTCCCCCGCATCTAACACACAGGGCGGCCATGATCCAACGGTTGATCTCAATTACTTGTCGGTAAATGCCAAGCTCCTCAACGAGAGCTATTTCCCGTTCTGTTAAAGGTGTGTTATTCATTATGGTGCCTCGTAGGTTGATCTATCATCCTCAGGATACAATACCACACTTGCGCCACAAGGTACTGGGTTGTTATATTGTCGCAGTGTCCAACTACCATGTAGATAAACCTTACTACATCGTGCTAGGATAGTCCCATCCATCCTACATACCGTAATACACTTGTTGCCAGGTGTCACTGGCTTGACCGCATTCATATCAACATGAATCTTTACCCGTTCCATCACGACCCCCTAAATACAATGTTAATCAAGGTCATCACTTCGTGAGATCCACCTTTGTCTGGATGGTACTTACTGGCTAGAATCCTATATATGCTAGCCTTATCGTCCTTGGATAGTTTAGACATGAGCTGGTCAAACTTGGTGCTTGGTAAGGCCTTGGGCACACCTAACATCTGAACATCCTTATAACAGTCCTTTAGTATAGGCTTCAGGACGGCTATAACTGAAGGTGCAAAGCGCCAGGCTCGCTTATCTACTAGCCACTCTCTACTTGTAAGTGGTATACTGGCCTCAATACGTTTGATAAGCTCATCTGTGAGAGGAGCCTTAAATATGATCGAGGCCGAGCTTGTGTCTACTGACAGGGTGGCTATGTGTTCTTTGAGGTTCATTGTCTTTTCTGCTGAGTTAAAGCACCATTTTGGTTCTACCTTTTTAACGGGTTTGAATGATGGATCACCATAGAAAGGTCTATATTCTGATTCTGGCCTAATTGTTTCGGCTGTCTTCCTCTTCCTAGTTTTCCCACTAATAAGCGAGTCAATCGCGTATCTGGTATCTTCATCCATGTATCACCTTTTGACAATCTTGTGTGTACCACAGAAAACACCCATTATGAGGTCGCGGATTTCTGTTGTAGATATGTGTTTGCCCAGAGACAATTCCATTTTGTACCAGTCTTCTGGGACAAACACTACATACATCGTGCGGCCTTCGCGTAGCCTAATTTCTGGATCAAACTTTGGTAGCGCAGCTTCTCCTAGCTTCATAAAGCTCACCCTCATTTCCTCAATCAGTTCAGGATCAAGATCTTTCATGCTTGATACTTATGGCACATTTTACAATAATGTTTACCATGATATAAGCATTTGACTTGGACTGATTGACTCAAGGTATCCCGCACATGCACAATGGTTGGTTCTTCTACCACAACGGCTAACATAGTGTGGCAGTACTTGCAACACTTGCCGGCAGGTCTAGCACTAGGAGTGTGAAGAGATTTCTCAGCCCTTAATGCATCTATAATACTACTCAGTTGCTGGTTCGTCATCGCGGTCCTTTCTGGCCTTCATTGAGGCCGGTTTGAAGTACTCTTTCAAGGCTTTCTCAACTGTATAGCCTTGTTCCACTAAGTATGCAATGGCTCGGTGGATCTCATTAAACAAAGGCTTGAACTCGTCGATTGTCCAGACACATTGAATCTCAGGCCGGTACTTTTTGCAAAGGTATATATAAAAGTCTTCATCCAGCAAAGCTAGCGCACGATACTGATACGTGGTAACAGGTGTGCCCTGCCAAGACTTAACCCACTCAGCGTTAGCCATTTCGGCTTCAGTTAATGGATGCTGGGGAAACCTCACCGGGAACTTTAGTATCCTGCTCGTGCGTATAGGCCTCTCCCGTTTCAGCTTGGTTATGAGAGAGTCTAGTTCTAGATCTACCATGCGAGACCTCAACTTTCTGCCCATCTAATAGGGCGGTTAGAACACCAATAGAAAACTGCAACGCGCTGCGTTCGGCTTTGTCATATGACAGATCACCGTGCGAGAGCACAATGCGGTCTGTTAACCAGTCCTCACGTTTTCGCAAACTACGAATGGCTCTTTTAGCCAACCGAGAGCTTAACATCATCCTAACACCCTTCACACTCTATTATGAATAATAGGGTGATCCAAAAGTAACCAACCGCGATTAGAAGCATGAACAAGATGGTATCCCATATGAGGTTCATGATTTTACCGCATCTGCTAAATGGCGCAGTTCATGATGAGTATGGGTGAGCTGGTTTAATAGATCAAGTATCACGATGCTTTCAACGGTTGAGCAAGTTTTAAGTGTAGCTTGCAACTCGTTACGTGCAAATGCTATATAATCAACCGAGGCTGTTATGTGGTCTTTGATTGACAAGACATCATTCATATATCACCAGACTTTCTGGCCCTTTGGGCCTGTTATAAAACACTAACTCCCAAGCGGTGTAATATATAACCTAGAACAACTAGTACATTGCATGGTGTCTTTGGTGATTGGATAGAACGTTTGCGAAGCACACAAGGTACACTTAGTTACCCCACGCAGCATGCGGCGCTTGGTGTATTTGCGCGTAGGTAGCAATGTGCCGCGCTTTAGGTCTTTGAACGTGAGTTGAGATGACATATATTGACTGCTTTCTGCCCCAAGGGGCTATTTTGCCGGTGGCATGATTGCCAGCGTTCGTCGAGCATAGCACAAGCCGAGCCGATTGTCAATGCGGCAAAATGCTACATATGGCATATGCAAGCCGTGTGCCAGCGTAAGCTATTGAATTCATTGGCTGCTTTAAGTATTGGCTGCAAGCGATTGATTTTATTCACGAATCCTACCTGCTCATAAGCTGTTGATATTAAAGGCTTTTCTACATGTGTGTGCTGTTCTACAGCGTTGTTCTACACTTAAGCTATTGAATTTACAGCGAATTTACGAATTTTGTGCATTTCTGCAGGTGTCAAAACATCAATAGCTATTACTGACGGTAAATATATATATTTATATATATCAACACCTTACGTTTCAATTTTAATGTGAGCCATTTATATATAAGCCAACGAGCATGTAGAAACGGTAGAAATGTAGAAAACGCCGTAAAATCAACACGTTATGTGTAGAACGTGTGTAGAAAACAAACGTAAGCTATTGATTTTATGGGTAGAACGATTTTGGCTATCGGCAAAATTGCCGAGAGCTAAGCCTACGCCAGATAGCCCGTTTCATGTATGCTACGACCTATTAAAGGTTATGTTATGCCGCTTCGCTTTCGCTTTCTTCGCTTTCGCTTTCTTCGCTTTCTTCGCTTTTGCTTTTTAAGCTAACCAGGCCCAATCGCTTTTCGCCGATAGCTTGAAGCAGGAGCTTAAAATCGGCTGGCATCCATTCCGGCTTATTAAATTGGCTGCGCAACTTGTTGAATTCGGCACGGGTGAAAGGTATATAATTCTTTTTCACACCCTTGCCCGCGGTTTTGTCTTTTACGATCTCAGCTAATACGCTTGGGTCAATCATGTTATGGCCATGCTTTCTGGCCGTAGCATACATGATACGAGCTATTCGATATTCAATTGTCAAAGAACAATTAACTTGATTGCATTGTATCATACATCAATGCTAATGTCAATATGATAATATAACAATATACAAGGAGCATATAAGCATGAGCCATGTCAAAGAGAGCGAGGTGATCGCCTTATTAAGGCACTCTTTTTATTCCCGCCATTTTAACAATTCTCACCCTGATAAAAATTACGCCAGATGAAACACCTCATTTTTAGTGTTCCGCTCTCGCGGTTTTAGCTTGCATGAGACGCGGCATTGTGATAAGCTCAACGGCAAAATGGGCAAGGGGTTTTATGCTTGATGAAACTGTCGAGGAAAAGGTTGCCAAGGGTATCCACGATTTGAACGTGGACGCGGTCCAGACGTTGAAGGACGTGTTGACATTTGCCGACTCTGATGACGTTAAACGTAAAGCGGCGGTGGATATACTTAATTTTAGTCAAGTCGGCAAGTCGAAGGGTAAAGCACCCACGGTTACGGAGGCGCAACTTGAGTTCCTTGGAAGAGTCATTGTCGAGGCTGAAGCGGTTCGTGAAGGCCTCGCACTCAGCAAAGGATCGCTGGTCTGAGCTAAGGTTATTGGCGCAGACTAACTTGTATGTGCTTGCCAAAGGCATACTTGATTTTAAGGATATGGACCCGGCGTTTCATGGTCCACGCTGCGCGCAGCTTGACACTCTGCGAGAGCCATTTGGGCGGCAGTTGGATTTATGGCCTCGTGGACATCTCAAAACCCACATCATTACAATTGCCAAAAACATCCAATACTATTTGTGTAACAATAATGTGCGTATTATGTTGGCGGCTTCGAGTCGTGAGAATAGTATGAAGAACCTTCGCAAGATTAAACAGATCTTCGAGACTAACACCTTGCTACATTGGTTGTTTCCTGAGTGCATACCTGATATGAAGGGTGATAAGTGGGCCGAGATGGAGATCTTGCTGCCCCGCACAAAAAACCATCCTGAATCAACCTTCAAATGTATCGGTGTCGGCGGACACATCACAGGTTGGCACTTTGATGTTCTCTCAAAAGATGACCTGATAGACGAGAAAACTGAACGTTCGCCAGAGGTTATGGAGAAAATCATAGACTGGCACCTTTTGACCAAGAACTTACTCGAATCGCCGGTTCAAGGTATCGACCAGTTGGTGGGAACACGTTGGGCGATGTTTGACTTGTACCAGCATATTATTAACAATGAGCGGGAGTATACGGTTAATAGGATCCAGGCCATTGACCAGGTGACGAAGTTGCCGGTTTGGCCCATTCGGTTCCCGCTGGACAGCTTGTTAGAGCTTCGCCTCAAGGATCCTTACATGTATGCTACGCAACAGATGAATGACCCTAGAGACGAGGCCATTGTTGATTTTAAGGCGGGTTGGCTCCAATACTATGGTTTCAACGACGAGAGTTTGAACATTTTAGCCGAGGTCGGTTGAAAATGGCCCAGCGCAATCCACGTTCCCAGCGAAGCAAAAAGCAATTTGATAATTACATGAAGGATGTGAGTGTCTATAATAGCAAAGTTGACCGGGGACGTTCTATTAGATCAGTAGACCCTGAGCAAGAGGCCTTTAGTGATGATGCCGAGACTTTGAGGCAAACCAATGCTATTGATAGAGCCAACGCATATGATCGTATGATGAGGCGTCGATGAGCATTGATGTCAAAAAGACCATCACCGTACTGCGTAGCACACTGGATATAGTGATCTGTGTGGATCCTGCCATATCTGAGCGTTCCAACGCCGCGAGGACGGCGATTGTTGCGATGGGTATGTCGCCTTATCAGAAGATGTTTTTGCTAGAGTATTGGTGCGGCCGGCAAGGTGATCCAGCTAAAATTATCGAGACCTACCTCCAAATGGCCCACTTCTGGCAACCCCGTTGTATAGGCATTGAGATGGTTGCTTATCAGAAGTCTCTTGAACCTTACACCTTAAAAGCGATGGCCGACAAAGGTGAGTATTGGCCTATTATCAATTTGAAACCTGATAGGTTGGAGAAAAAAGAACAACGCATCCTTTCGATGCAGCCTTATTTTAGGTCTGGGCAAATCTACATCCAGCGTGGAATGACTGAGTTTATCGAGGAGTATGAAACATTCCCATTAGGGCGGACACGGGATATCCTAGATGCTATGGCCTACGCCGTTCGGCTCCTGACTCCGCAACAGCAGTCCAAGCGACCTGGGTTAGATGAACAATTACAACGGTTGAGCAAGGAAGATCCCATGTCTGCCCGATATTGGCGGGCCGATGCCGTTAAGCAAGGCCTGCTAGAGGATAAACCAGACATTGATGATTATCTAGATGGAGACTTTGAAGAAACCAAGTATGAAGAAGGTGTTGGGGAGTTTGTATGAAATGTCCCAAATGTCATGGCCATTGTATAGCGGAAGTGGCTTATGACTTTGGGTGTAAGTGTAACACTATTAGGTGTATAAATTGCGGCTGGAGGAGTTATGCTATGGTTCAAGAGTCGATATGTCATATTACTGGAAGAGGAGATATCTCGTTTAAGGAAAAGCCTGGACGCCCAAAGAGCATACAGCGACCAGTTGGTGGAGAGGCTTTTAACGCGGGCCGGCGTGCCTATGGTGCCTCCAATGGTTGAGCCCACCAAGGAGGCATTGCATACCATGCTCTCTAGCAGCGGCGGCGGGATATTCGACGATGTTGATGAGAAGCTGGAAAAAGTTCCAGAGGACAATCGACAGGAGAAATATGACCCTTTATATGACTAACCATGATCTAGTTAATGCTCCCTTGACAAAGGCAACCAACGCCGGCGAGAAGCTAATGCTAGACGACACCCGGCCAAGGTGGAGGTCTGACCAACCTCGATTGGCTCCCAAGCAGGCCCCAATGGAGGACTTCATTGATAGGATATGTGATGGAGCAAATAGCCTTAGCATATCTGTCAATGAGGTACCTGCTAGGATTTTGCCGTTGGGGATGCTTGGGTCTTCTCTTTTCCCGGTCACCTCTTTCCGTAGGGCTTGCACATGAACATTAGCGCAGGGCTAGATAAAATCTTTAATATGTTTAGCAACGCTGGGGATGCGGTTGTCAACCCACCTGTTGGCACCGCGGCCCAGGAAGCCGAAAAGGACCCATACGCCGATGGAGCAAAAATTGCCTCAGACGTCCTTGAACACTTGCGCGAAGTCGATAAACTTAGATGGGCCTTTGAGAGGCTCTGGTTCAGATCAATTCTCTACTACCTTGGAAACCAGTGGCTTACCTGGGATGCTCGTTCTAGACGTTGGCGAGAGAAAAAGGTTAGAAAGTGGGTCCCTAAGCCAGTCACCAACCGATTCGCCTCCACTGCCGACACCCTTTGCGCGGCAATCCAAAGCACGAAAGTAGAACCTTCGGCTTGGCCTGCTACTCAAGATGTCGAGGACATAGCAGCGGCAAACATTGCCGACCGCGTGATAGAGGTTATTAACCCAGAAATTGACATAGACCACCTACGTGAGTCTATTGCTAAATGGGTTACTCTAAACGCCGATGCTTTTGCCTTTCCTTATTATGATAAAAAGGATATCTCCTTAGGTAAAACCAAAATAGAATCCTTAGGCTGCCCAATCTGCAGCCAAGTTGCCCAGCCTAAGCTATGGGAAGATGCCGGAGCTTGTCCTTCTTGTGGAAGAATACCCAGTTGGCCGCTTAAAAGTAGATATCTGCTCTCCCTTAGAAATCTACCTAAACGTAGACATAACTGACATGGCCAAGCAACTAAAATTCACGGTTGCAAAAAGCTACGGCGTAGATACAGTAAAAGAACGCTACCCTGATATGGTAGACAAAATCCACCCTGACACCCACTCAGCCACCCGTTCGGCGCAATACTTCATGGACGCTCTAGCCTATAGCACCGAGGATTCTGGCTACAACCTCACAGGTGCCGTACAACGCGACCGGGTGACCTTACTACGCCATGTCCAGATGCCGTCTGAAAAATACCCAGAAGGCCTCGATGCCGTTTGTACTATGGATAGCATCTGCCTCGAATCTGGACCATCACCATTTTTTGAAGAGACCAAAAATGGTAAGCAATACTACTGTCCCTTGGTCAAGTTTGGCTATAACATGGTGCCTGGTAGGTTATATTCCAAAACCCCAATGTATGACATCATCCCTAAGCAGGATCAACTCAACCGGCTTGAGTCGCTTCTGGAGTTGGCCTCAATGAAAGGTACCCATAATAACTGGATAATTCCAAATGGCTCCTCCATAAGCAACATAGCAGGTGAACCATCACAAGTAATTAGATGGACCCCAACAGGTACTGGTGGCGCGAAACCTGAAATAGTCACAGTAGCTCCCTTTCACGCCGCCATGTTAGAACTCAAAAAAGGCTACGAAGCAGACTTTGAGGAAATCGCTGGCACCTTTGATGCTATGAAAGGTAACACCCCACGAGGCGTCTCCGCTGGCTATGCCATTCAACTTCTTACAGAACGTAGCTATGGACGTTTCGTATCAGTGTTTGCAAACTGGGAAGCTGGTTGGGTCCAGCTTTATACAATCTTAATCAAACTATTCCGCACTTATGCAACCGAAGAGCGCATGCGGAAAATTAAAGGTGCAACAGGTGGCTGGGAAATCCAAGCATTCAAAGGGTCAGATCTCAAAGGGTCTGTGGACATACGGATTGAAGGCGGGTCGGCGCGGCCTCGCTCAAAGTTGGCAGAACAAGCAATGGTTGAAGCGATGGCAAAGATCGGAGTCATCAATCCAGCCGACCCCCAACAAGGCTACGAAATAGCCAAGATGTTTGGTATGACAAATATCCTAGGTGCCAATGACGAGGATGTACGCTACGCCTCCGGCGAGTGGCAAGCCTTATTGGATTGGCAAGTTCCTGCAGACCCAACTACCGGTGAACCTGTACTAGATCCAATGTCACCGATGCCATTTCCAGAAGGTGGACCAAAGGTAGAACCTCTGTTTGACAACCATCTGGTCCACATTATGGAACACCGCAAACCATCTCGAACCGAACAATACCGTATGTTAGAGCCTTGGAAAAAACTTTATTGGCAGAACCACCTATTGGACCACTTGATGGCTATGCCGCCCCCGCCAGGATCTGAGCCGCAGGCCAAGCCTGGTTCGCCATCAGGTGGCCCTAAATCTGAAACAACAAGCAAAGCCCATGAGAAGGGTGATAAAACAATGGACACCGCGCGAGAAGGCGGCAGCGTCGCCCTCGGCGGTGGTGGTTCTAACCAACATCAATAGGAGCACTAATGAATACCAAAGGCATCGGTCACGCAATAGCAGCTATTGAGAAGGAACTTGAAAACCTCAAATCTCACGCCGGTTTACCAATGGACACTGGTGAGGAAGATTCTTACGAAGAAGAGACAGCAGAACCAGAAACCAAACAAGTAGGCCGGGGTCGTAAAAAGCGTACTGTGCCGACGATGGGAGAGATGGAACAAGACTAATGGAAGCCAAGATTGATTTTAGCGCATCTGGTGATAATACAATCTTGGCTGCGGCTGCGGGATTTAGGTATAAGATCAGACAGATGTTCTTTGTGCCGGGTGGAGATACCACAATCCAGATCAAAAGTGGTGCAAACATTCTAGTAGGTGGAATGCCCATAAAGGCCAACATGGTTATGGTAATTGACGCATCTAACATGCCTTGGGTAAGCACCAATACCAATGAGGCTTTAATTTTCAACTCCACCGCAGCAGTTCAGGTTGGTGGTAGAATGACCTTAGACAAGGAACCCCAATGAGTGATGCTTTTTATCCTCCAGGATCAGGTGGTTCGCCAGGACCTCCTGGTGCCACAGGCCCAGCAGGCCCACAAGGACCTCCTGGTATTGCTACGGACGGCCAAGATGCTGATGAGTCGGTATCGCTTATTCCTGGTCCAGTAGGCTCTAGAGGTCCAGTAGGCCAAACTGGTCCATCTGGCTTAGAAGGCCCCGAAGGTGATGAAGGTGTCATGGGCTTACCTGGCTCAATGGGTGTCCAAGGTATTCAAGGCATCCAAGGTTTTACAGGCGCACAAGGCGTACCGGGGGTAGATGGTCTCGAAGGTGATCAGGGTGAAATGGGCTTCCCAGGACCTGCTGGCAATCCTGGTACAATAGGCATAAATGGTGCGGCTGGTGCATCTGGAGTACCAGGACCTCCTGGACTTGATGCCGAAGAACCTGAAATCCCTTACATTATTCCAGGTCCAATAGGTAATCAAGGCCCTACTGGTGCTCCAGGAGCAGGTGGTAATACTTCCTATACCCCTGGGTCTTTTACAGTCAATACTGGAAACTATTATATCGCAGCCAAGCGCATACAACTAACTTCAACACAGAGAGCCACAGTAGCCGGAACCGGGCGCTTACGTATAGGGAACTAATGTCTGAACTTTTATTAGATGTCCAAAGCGCACCTGCAACACCATCTGCAGGACAGTCTATTATTTGGGTTGATAGTACTTCCAAAAAATGGCAGTCCAAAGATGATTCTGGTAGTGTAGATACACTTGGGGATATTGAAAATGCTAGTACTGCCAACCAAACGGGTTTTGCCGCAGATACTTATTTAGTAGGTTCTTCGATTGCAATTCCTAGTACCTTACTAAAAGCCAAAACTCTCTATCGTCTTGTTTTTGATATGGTGAAAACTGCGGCTGGTACCGCCGCTTTTGCAATCAATGTGAGAGTAGGTACCGCTGGTACTACTGCCGACGCTGCACGTTTAACTTTTACTTTTGGTGCCGGAACTGCGGCAATTGATACAGGTACGTTTGAAATTCTCGCTCACATCCGCAATATAGGAGCATCGGCTGTGTTGGTAGGAATCTGCCGTTGTACGCATCATTTGGCCGCGACTGGTTTGATTTCAACAGGTGCTTCTGGTACTGGCATTCTCACAGTAACATCGGCTGCTTTCGATTCTACTGTAGCCAACTTGATAATCGGTGCCTCGGTAAATGGGGGAGCATCATTTTCTGGTACTAATACCTTAGTGCAAAGTGAGTTAAAAGGAATATAAGGAGATCCTATGGCACGTATTCCAAAACGCTTAGTAGGCCCGGCATTAGTAGCTACTGGACCAACAACCGTATATACTGTACCGGCTCTGACAAAAACCATCATAAGACAGATCCATGTAAATAACCCATCAGCATCTCCTGTTACACTTACTGTATCAGTTGGAGCCGATGCAGCTGGGACACGTCTGTTGGAGACTTACAGTATACCAGCAAAAGCAGCTGGTGTTACTGATAGCGTTAGAGATATCTTTCTGTATCTAATCATGGACGCAGCAGAAATCTTAACGCTGTCAGCTGGAACTAATAACATTCTCGTTATAGTTGTGACGGGTGATGAGATAGTTCTTGGTTAGTAATCATGCCCATCATGGTCGCAACCATGTAAAAATAGCGAGGGCTAGGGGTCGTACCCCGAATAACAAACGAACGGAGGGTTTATGGGTGACGAGGAGAAAGTAGAAGGTCAGCAACAAATCGAACAGGTGGAGGGTCAACAGCCCCCTGAAGGAGAACGTGCCGCCAACGATAAGGGCGAACAAGCTCCAAAGGACGGCAAGTGGATCCCAAAACACCGGTTCGACGAGGTTAATCAAGGCTACACAAAGTACAAAGAACTTGGTAGCCCTGACGACATTCGCAAGGCAATGGGGAGACTCAAAGAACTCGAAGCTTTGCCTCAGAATAGAACCACCGACAAAGAGAAGGCCGAAATTCGCAAAGAGCTTCTCAATGTGTTTCCTGAACTCCAGGTCATGACCAACATGATGGAGGTTCAGCGGCAGGCATATACTGAGCAAGGTGCTTCAGCTAACAATGAGTTTCTCAAAGAGATAGGTATTGAAGTCAACGACTCAAACAATCAGTATCTCCAAGAGCTTCTAAGCGGCATAATTGCAGCAGACCCCAAGCTTCTGAGACGCTTCTATGCTATGGACCAAAAAGTCTTTAGCGATGCGTTTGCAGTGGCCAAGAAGACCTTCTGGCCGAATGTTCGCAGGGTGATCCCTGGTGCGAATGTTCAAGGTAAAAAGGTAGTTCCCAAGGCTCCTATAACACAGAAGCCTAATGAACAATCTGAAAAGCCTAAAAGCCAGAATGGTCAACTTGGGCGGCTTGAAGAACGGGACCTGTTAGATAAAGCCTCTGAAGAAGCCTTTGCGATGCTGGAATCGAGTAGACAGGAGTAATCAATGGGACTTGACATCTCAGCATATGACGCAGCCCTTAAGGAAGTGTATGAGAAGACTATCATAGTCTTGCTCAACTCTAGGACTGTAACAAGAAATCGTTTCAAAAAGGAAACTGGCTCGTGGGAAGGTCGTGTGGTTAGGTATCCACTCAACGTGGGTCGCAACCAGGGTACCATGTTTACCAGTGAAAACGGCACATTGCCAGATGCTGGTAATCAGGAGTACATCGAGCATCAAGTTCCTATCAGATACGCCCACGGTCGTATCCAGTTGTCCATTCAAGTAATCAAGCATTCGCGTTCTAACAAAGGTGCTTTCAAACGGGCAATGGATCAGGAAATGGCTGGTGTGGTGCGAGATCTCTCAAACAAGCTCAACCGGGCAATGTTTGGGTACGGCTCAGGTGTGTTGTGCTTACTCAATGGAGATCCAGGCACAACCACTACGTTGACGTTGGATTCTCCTGGCAACGTAGCCGGTGCTATCAACGGTGGACGTTGGATCCAAAAAAACATGTACATCCATATTGTAAACCCAACCGGCCCAGCTATCAGGTCCGGTACGGCGCGCAAGGTTACAGCGGTTGCCAATGATGGTTTGACTTGTACCATCGACGCGGCGGCTGATGCTTCTTATGCAGACAACGATTTTGTAGTTCAGGCCGCAAAGCCTGGAACCACTTCGTTGGCTGATACTAGCACCAACAAGGAAAGCATGGGTCTGTTAGGCCTGGTTGATGATGGAGATTATGTAAGCACTCTTCATAACGTCAACCGTACCACATTCCCAATCTTCAACTCCGTAAACGTGGCCTCAGTCGGCCCGTTGTCTGCTGATATCCTTCAGAGAGGTTTGGATGTGGCAGATCAAGTTGGAGAAGGTTCTGTTCAATTCTTTGTCTGCCACCACTCGGTCCGCCGAGCATACTTGACGCTGATGGAAGTAGATCGGCGTTATTCTGGTGGAGACCTTCGGAGCCCAGATGCCGGCACAGTAGCTGCCAAGATGAAGGACATCACTTTTGGTGACCTTCCTTGGTATGTTGACAAGGATGCTCCCTATGGAACCTTGTTCGGCATTGACCCGATGCACTTCACTCGTTGGAGTGAGGTCGAGGGTGAATGGGCCGATGATGACGGCACGATCCTGCTTCGTTTGGTAGACGTTGATGCCTACGAAGCGCGATATCGGGTGTTTGAGAACTTCTCCAACGACCGGCCCGCGAGCTGTGTTCGTTGGGATGGAATCACTACCAATATCGTGGTCGCACATATCAACTAATATCTAAGTTGGGTTGGCTTCTGGCAAATTTGCCGGGAGCCAGCCCTTAACAAGGAGCTTTATGAATCGTCACGTAGTAACTCTTGTGAATCGAACCGACAGAGACTTTGCTTTTACTTTCGATGGGGTAGGTTATATAGTTCCTGCTTCTGAAGAACTAGATGTAACCGAGGAAGTAGGCAATCATGCACGCAAAAAGAGCATCAAATCATATGACCTCGAAACAGGCCGGGCAGATTATCAAGTGGGTATCAAAGGTATCCACAACACTAGTTTCATGGGTAAAGGAAAGTTGGCAGAGGAAGAACTAATCAACCGTGAAACTGATTTAGATGGCGACAAGGCTAAGGTTGTAAACGTGCGAGGAGGCAAAGTTGCACCTGGTCGAGATGTAGATGCACTTGCCGGACAAGAGGAATAATAAATGCCACAGTTTTATGATAGAGACGCAGATAATACCGCAGTTGTGATTCGTACAGGTGCAACTAGGTTGAAGTCTGTAACTTGCAGACAGCGAGTTGGTGCTGCACCTAGATTGTTTCTTCAACTGTTCAATACTGCCAGCATTACGCCGGGCACAACAGCACCCGAGAAGGTAGTTCCAATACCTGCTGGCGACACTCAGCTAGATTGTACCGTAAACAAAGGGTCCTATTCAGGTAAAAAGGGGGGTATCCAATTCAGTACTGCTCTTGGTTATTGTGTGACAACTACTCACGATGGCTTAACAGCTCCAACAGCTGGCCAAGAACCAGAAGTAATCATTCAATGGGAACCCTTAGGTTAAAGGAGGATTAGCATGAGAACACAATATGCTTATAACTCCATTAGCCGAGGAGTCCAACTCCTAATGGATGGCGGCAAACCATATAGTTTTGACGGTGTTTTGTGGAGACCACCTGGGATAGCAGCCTATGGTGCTAGGTTAGAAGAAGTATACAGATTTGGCCTTGGTTTTGCATCTATCCAAAATCGTACCGGCAACGTGATTCAGTGTGGAGTTGGAGGTCGTGTTCACAAAAGTGAGTGGGTGGCCGGTCAGTGGACACATGCCGGTACTGTTTTCACTAACGACACAGTGGACGCCCAAAATGCAACTGTTACTGACTTCCCGATGGAGACCCTAACGGCAAATGATGGTTTTCTAGTGGCTGCTAGGAATCCATTTAATACTCTATGTATTGATGTTGGGACGGCTTCGGCTGGAACTAACCCAGTGCGTACGATGGAGTATAGCTTAGCAGGTGGCACGTGGCAAGTATTAACAAATCTACTCGTAGCACCTATATCAAGTGGCCACTATGCTATTGGTGAGAACTTAATCGTATGGGGCATCCCAAATGACTGGGCTCCTTTAGAAGCCGGTCACGGCACCGGTGTTCCACTTGGTCTCTATGGGGCAAGGTTTAGATCAACCACTGCCCCTGGCACAACCGCTGCGGTAGCAAATAGCTTGAGCGTTGCCAAGATCATTGTAGCCATCGAAGGCCTGGCTGACAATGTAATATATGAGATCAAGCCGGTTGGTGAAGAATACCTAGAAGGTGGCTATGATTCTTTTGTTGCCATGCTTAGCAACAAGGCTGCTATTCAGAGCATGGTTCACGCAGATGTGAGGGTAGCATGAAAAAAACTTTTTCTATTCTATGTTTGCTAGTGGGATTGCTCCTTTCTAGCCCTGTTCAATCGGATGTATTTAGTCCTGGTGGTGGAGGTGGTGGTGGTTCTAACCACAATATGCTATCCTCTACCCACAGTGACAGCACCGGAGCAGCAGGTGTAGCAGGTGATATTATACGCTTTAATACTACTTGGGAGCGTATAGGTATCGGTACAGCTGGCCAGTGCCTAGTAGTAACTGCTGGCTTACCTACATGGGGAGCTTGTAGTTCTGGTGGTGCCCCATCAGGTGCTACTTATATCACTCAAACCAACGATGGTACGTTGACCAATGAGCAGGCTCTTGGGCTATTAGCCACGGGAATACTCAAAAACACTACTACAACTGGTGTTCTTAGTATTGCTGTTTCTGGTACTGACTACGTGGTACCAGCAGGTAATATAGCAACAGCTACAGCCTTGGCCGCTGATGGTGCAGATTGTTCTGCCGGACAATTTGCCCAAGGTGTAAATACCACTGGTGTTGCTACTGGTTGTACGGCTTTGCCTACAACTATTACAGGTACAGCTAATCAAGTAACTAGTTCAGCCTCCACTGGCGCTATTACATTATCCCTTCCAAGTACATTAGTTATACCAGGTCCTGGGATTGAGTTTAGTGAGACTGCTGGTGATTCTACTTGCGCCGCAGGGAACTACTGGATCAAAGCCAATAGCACCACGACCAACTTTCGCAAGTGTCAAAATGGCACGGCCAGCGACCTAGATACAGGGGGCGCGGGCGGCATTGGTGGCTCGACGGGTGCGACTGACAACGCAATTATTCGGGCTGATGGTACAGGGGGCACTACCATTCAATCGTCTGGTTGCACGATCAGCGACGCGAATCTACTGACCTGCTCTGGTGGGTTTGCCAGCACGGGTGGCACGGGCTATTTCACGATCACGGAAGGCGCAGCACCTGGCGCAGGGGCAGGGGCAGGTGAACACAATATGTACTTCGATTCCGCCGACTCGAAACTCAAAAGTCACGAGAATGGCGGGTCCGTTCAGACCTATGTGCGGACAGCCGATAATCTCAGCTCGCTCGCCGCGACCACCTCGGCGGAATTAGCTGGAAATCTCACCGATGAAACAGGTACAAGCGGAGGGTTCGTGCGTGCCGGTTCGCCCACCATCACTACCCCGACTATCTCTGGAGCGATTGCGTTTCCTGATGGGGTCACGCAGACGTTCAACCCAAACGGCACGAACGCAGGACTCAACATAGGATCGCAAGCAGGACTCGTTGGGGCTCCAAATAACGGGGATATGTGGTACGACTCGACTGGCAACAAATACAAGTGCCGTGAGAATGGCGTGACAGTCGATTGCATCTCAACAGGGGCTGGGAG